GAAGAAATACGCATATAGTCTTTAGCCTCTTGCAAGGTAACTGGCTCTGTTGTTAAATCAGTAACGATTTCGCACTGAAACTCTGAATTTATCATTACGCTTTTGTTAAACCTAATTCGTTAATCACAATATCAGAAACATAACTATTGTCAGTTCCCCAATTTGCAAATTGTTCTTCTGTTAAACTTAAATTACCTTCAGCTAATTGTTTGCCATCCTCTGCACATAACTTATAATAAGTTGAGCAAGTAACCGCTTGTACATCAAAAGGTAAAATTAATACATCAATTTGAGTGATAGTGCCTAAAACACCAACCTTACTCGGCTTTAATTGAATCATCTTTTTGTTCTTTAATATTTAAAACTTCTTTTAATTGAATAAGGGCATCAGCGATTACTTTAGCATCACTTAAATTAAATACTCCTTTTTGAGTTGCGATATCAAGACCTTGTCCCAATATGCCATATATTTGTTCGTTTGTCATTTTCAAAGATATAAAATTAATTCATAGTTATATTAGGCACATCAATAGAATAATTATCCCTATTTGTCATATATTCTATTGTAGTATAAACACCATCTGCGGTTGAACTTCCATAACCAGTTATAAATGTTATTTCTATATTCATTCCATTAATAGCTATTGTTAAAATATTTCCACTGCTATTTAAAGTAGTAAGATTTGCTAATGAATTTAGATGTCCTAAAGCAAATTCTGCACTAAATCCTAATGGACTATTATTATTATACCTTGCTGAAAGACCAATTATTCTAACAAAAGTTGTACTATTTAAATTTCCTTGTGAAATAAAAGGTATTATTAATTTAGTTCCTAAAGATACTACTGAATATTGTCTTACAATTTTATGTAATTGTGCCGTACCTTGTGAGTTACCATTACCTGTTTCACGAGTTGCATCTTTTGCCAAAGGTTGATAAGCTATTATTGTTCCATTAGTAGTAAAATCTCCTTGCACCCTTGCAGTACCATTTACATCTAACTTAAAGCCTGCATCTGTGCTTGTGCCGATTAGGACATTACCTTGACCAAACATAATTTTAGAAGCATCCAAAAGGAATGGAATATAAGCAGCAGTTGCCCTATTATAAGCTGCTAAATTTACATTATAAGTTGCATCTGCACCTATTTCTAATCCTTGTGCGCCACCATTTGAAATAACTAATTTATTTTGTGGACTTGTTGTACCTATTCCTACATTACCCGCAGAAGTTATACGCATTCTTTCAACAAGCGTTACATTAGTATCTGCCGAAACACTACTTGCACTTGACTTGAATATCATAGAACCAGCTTCTAAATTTATTCCTGCTGCAAACCCTGTTGATATTGCTCTGTCAGTTGTAGTTCCACTATTATAATAATTATTAAATCTAAAGTTTTCTCCTGTATTAACTCCTATATTTCCTAAACTAATTAATTGTCCATTATTAGTTAATGATGCGTATGATTTTGGAGTAGAAGTTCCTATACCTACATTACCAGCAGAAGTGATTGTAAACCTTTCAGCATTACTTGTATTATCATAAATTCTAAAACGATTGTCTGAATCTACAATTTGTAATAAATAACTCTTTGATGTCCCTTGTAAGTTAATATTAGCATCCGCTAAAGCTACTCTAAAATCTCCATCAATAGTTACCCTTGTACCATTATCACTTACGATTGAATTTCCTAAAGCACTTGCTCCTGTAAACTTTGGTAAGTAATTAGTAGTACCACTAACTGAAGGTATTTGAGAAGTTAAAGCTAAAGTACCACTTGCATTAGGGAAAGCAAAATCTCTATTTGCACTTAAAGCAGAAACATTTAATAAGGCTCTAATAGTTGAAGCATTAGCGATAGTTAAATAACCATCTTCCATAGTTACCATACTGTGTCCATCCACATCCTCAAAATGTAGAACACCATCAGTTAATTCTAAGCTACCAAAGCCTGCATTAGGAACATCTTTTAACCAAACCTTTGCAGTATATAAATCGTGGGTATCTAAATTTAAATCAGTAGTAGCACCTACATAAGGTACAAATCCCGATCCAATATAAGTTGAAAAAACTGAAACAGTAGCTTTCTTATTTACTCCGCCTTGTACTATTGGAATAATATCCGTACTGCCAACCGTAGCTGCTGAAGGAAATTCCGTAAATTTAACATTTGCCATATCTTTATTGTTCTAAAATTATATAATCTCCGCTTTCCGATATAATAAAATCACCACCTTGTGTGATCATATATTCAGCAGCATCTGTAATTGTTGTTAGTTCTATTATTTCTTCATCAGTTGGTAAAGTTCCTGCAACACCACCCATAAAAATTGAACCTCTTATTCTATCTTTAATAGGATTTAACGCACCTGCTATTGTGCCTAAGTCTAATCTATTTAATGAATATGGACTTACTCCAACATCATTACCTGCCTCAAGAACATTTACACCATCAATCCAAACCTTTACAACACTATCAGTAAATTTAACTGCAACCTTATGAATACCATCAGGATAAGCACTAAACACTTGATATTGATTATCAGGATTATTATACAAATTTACGATAAAATCGTTAGTATTAGAAACACCTATTGCACAATAATAATCTTGACTACCATCATTCACCGATCCTATTACCTCATAGAAATCATCAATATTTGCACCTGATCGTAAACGAACATCAAAATACATCAAAAATTCTTCTCTGCCAGTTATATCTTTGTAAATAATATCCTTTGGTCTTGTATTTATAGAAGCACCATTAGTAATTGGAGAAGTAGCAAAATCACCCTCTTCGAATTGTGGTGTCCAAATTAAAGCATCACCTACAACCTCAAATCCTACATCGGAAGGACCGGAAGGAATAGAAGTATAAGTATATCTTTCCCAGCTATCACTTAAAGTATAAGTTACATCTCCTGCATTTGTGTAAAGTCTAATTGTAGAAGCCGTATTTCTTTTTGCATAAACAGAAAGAGTTAAATAAGGACCTGCAAAATCATTTATTTGATAAGCGTTAGCGTTTTGAAATCTTGCAGCACTAAATGGCATAAGATTTGGTCCTTGCCCATAATTATCTGTAATTGTTCCATTAGTATTCCAATTAACCGCAGCAAAATCAGCAGTATTTTCAAAGTAATTAAAAGACTCCTTTTGGATAAATAATTCAGGACAAGTAGAGTATTCGTAATCACATAAAGGCACATCAGCATCCTGTAAATCTAAATATTTAAAAGTAGGAACTGTTGTGCTATTTATCGTTCTGTAAGCAGTTAAATCTCTACTTGCATTAAAGAAACCAAATCTTGGATATACAGTGTATAATTTCCCAGCTTTAAAGCCATTTGGAAACATTACAACAGAATCAATAGCAGGATTATTTAGGTATGGATATAAGTTTATCACTTTTTCTTTATTTTGCCTTTAAACTCTTTTGTAACACCTTTATCAACGATTTGAGTAAAGTACCCAACCTTAATAAATTCTTTCATCTTATCGCTTAAAACAAGCTCGTAGTAGTTACCTCTATAATACTTCCTACCGTTATACGATATATCTACTGAACATTTATACATAATACAAAGTTACTAATAATTTTAGCAATTTTCATATTTCCATTTAAAGCCACCAGCAGTTTTAGTCTTACCTAAAGCACAACAAGAAATAGACATAAGAGAAATACCTAATTGCCTACTTGCTTCAGAATTACTCCTAAATTGATTAATAAAATTACCTTGTAAATCATATTGGTTTACCTTCTTGCTCCTACCACTATTTAGGCTTTGTAAAAGTTTAGTTTCTTCGCTTCTTTTAGGCATCTGCATAGTTTTTAAAGTAGCTTGTACTTTAGCAATATGTTCAGGAGTTTTCTTTTTACCTTTAGCAGCTTCAGACATTTTCTTCTTGGTTTCTTCTGTATGCTTTCTACCTAACCAAACTAAACCTAAATTTTTTCTCCATTCTTCAGTTATTATCTTTCCTTTACCCGAATCCGACATTCTTTTTTTACTTTCTTCGCTCATAAAACCACTCTTATCAGTAGTAGCCGTATAACGCAAATTAAGCCCATTTAAGACACTTTCGTAATACTCTTGGAAATATCGTTCATAATAGTTTAAATCTTTAACCTGGCACTCCTTAACGATTTCTATTGTATGATTAATAAAACCATATTTTTCAATAGAAGCAAATAGTTTAGGCTGACCTTTACATTTGTGATTTTTATAGGCATTATGCCTTTTAGAATAATTAGTCGTTTGACCAATATAGATTTTACCACTTGGAGAAGTGATTTTGTATATTCCTATCATATTATTTAATTAAAGCGTTGTAAAGTTACGCAATATAAAGGAATAAAAAAAGGGTAGATACATTTAAGTACCTACCCGATTTTGCTTTAACTAATTAATAGTTAGTAAGTTATGCGTTACCAAGGTCGGCATAAATCGCCGCAGTAGGTAGCATAAGATTTATTGCCTCATAGCACTCAATCCTTGCAGTTACTAAGTTTTGTGTGAAGTTAGTTCCGTTCTCATAAGAGAAAGTTACATTTAAGCCTTCAACTTCAACTCTTTCTAAGTAATCTCTATCAAAGATTAACACTTTGTCATCAGTTACCCAAGAAGCCTCGAATACTGGAGTACCAAAGATAGTCAAACCACCAACACCGTTAAGAACAACTGCACCTGCACCTGCGTAATAACCTTTGTTGAAAGTTGAGATAATTAATCTCGCCATTTGAGCAGGACTAACTAAAGCGTAAGAAGCATTAAAGTTAGCAGTCTTTTGGTTACCAATTAATTGGATAATTTCTTCTACATCAACAGTAGCAGTTACGGTTGTTGAACCAGTAGCAGCACCTGAAACAGTTGAGAAGAAAGAAGCATTTTCAGCTTTAAAGAAATCTCTAATCATCATACGAGTCAAAGTTTGCTCGATAAATGGTAAAGATTTCATCATTTGCTTTGAAAAAGTTGCAAAACCTGCGATATAAGCGTTTACAGTCTTAACTTCTGTTAAGTCGTAATCGATTTGACCTTTAGCTGCACCTTCAGTTTGCGCTGCGATAGCACCTTCAGAACCTGACTCTTTGTAAGTTACATAAGTACCAGTCGCTGATTGTACAGTAGGGATTAAATCTCTAAAGTTCAATTTTTGAGAAGGCAAGATTGCTTGGTTTTGAGCGTAAGTAGCTACTGAATCTCCAGTTAAACTTGAAGACAATAACATATTACCAACCGCTTTTAAGTTCATAGT